GCAGCCGGCAACTGGACCCGGAAGTACGAGTCCAAGAACATCCGCATCGTTCGGTTCCGCCACAAGCTGGCCTGAGCGATCTGACAACAACAAGAGCTGAGGCTTTCGGGCCTCGGCTCCCAACCACCCCACACATGGGAGAGAACCATGGACGCCAACGAGATTCGCCGCATCCGGGAGGCTCACTATGCCACCACCGGTCTGTTCGGCGGCAACAAGATTCAGATGCCGGGCGACGACGCCACCAGTCAGCCTGCCTTGGCCGAGGACAACACCCCGTCGCTCGACGACCTCCGTGAGAAGTACAAGAGCACGCTCGGCAAGCCACCGAATCAGCGCTGGAGTGCATCCTACCTGGAAGCCCAGATCGCCGAGGCCGAAGCCGAGATCGACAAGGCCTGAACCACTGAATCGGAGCCACAATCATGACAGCCTATGGGACGCCCGAGGACTGCGCAGCATACCATCTTGCGCGTGGCAACACTGACTGGGCTGCGGCCGAGGATTCCCCGGACACGGCTCGTGAAGCTGCTCGTGAGGCTGGCTCCGACTTCATTGACTCCTACCGTCGCAGGTTCCCAGGATCCAAGACTGATGGTCGGAGTCAGGCCCGAGAGTGGCCTCGGATCAACGCTTTCGACCTTGAAGGTGAGGAGATCGCTGACGACGAGGTCCCGATCGAGATTGAATATGCCTCCTATGAGGCAGCTCTGCTCATCGTGCAGGGCACCGACCTCAGTCCAAGTCAGGCAGTCGGCGGCACCATCGGCCGCAAGCGAGTCAAGGCCGGACCGGTCGAGACCGAGACCGAGTACAAGACGCCTTCCTCACAGCCGAGGTTCCAGAAGATCATGAACATCCTCGAGCCTGTCCTAGCCAACGGCAGCGTCACTGTCGACCTCCTGAGAGTCTGAGATGACGACTGTTGCCTACAAGAATGGTGAGATGGCTGCGGACTCCAGATCCTACACTGGTGGGAAAATAACCGCTGGAATGAAGCAGAAGATTCACCGTCTCAAGGACGGCTCGCTCTTCGGTGCAAGCTCATCCAAGGTCGGACTCTGCGACAAGTTCCGCCGGGACACCGAGGAGCGTGGCGTCGAGGGTGTCTATGATGAGACCCTGTGCCAGGGTCTGTTGGTGACCCCAAAGGGTGAGGTCTACATATTCAACGATGGAGTCGCATGGTCCGGACCCTGTCGAGCTGAGTTCACAGCCATCGGCTCTGGTGAGGAGTTCGCCATGGGAGCCATGGCTGCAGGAGCCACTCCAGCAGAGGCCGTTCGAATTGCATCCGAGCTCGACAACTGGTCGGGCGGTGAGGTGCTAACACTGAGGCTTGAGACATGACCACCGTCGCAGAGATCGCAGCCGAAGCATTTACGGCAGTCGCAGCCGAGCTGCAGGGTGTGATCCGATCCGTGACTGTCTCGAGGACTACCAACGGAACCTACGAACCGGCGACCGGAACTTTCGCGTCCTCGACAGCCTCAGACAACGGCAGGGCCTTCTTCGACACGTCGACCAAGATCATCGACGCCCTCCCCGGCCACGTCGCTGGACCGGGGGAGGAGCTGCTCTGGATCGAGGGTCTTGACACCATCGAGCCACAGGAGAACGACAGCATCGCAATCACTGGCAAGGGTGACTACCGAGTCGTCCATGTCGGCGACATTGTTGGAGCTGGAGGGCTGTTCGCCGCAACAGTGATTAGATCTTGAGCTCGAACGCGGCAAGATTCCGGCTCGAGCTTGAGGAAGAGTTCTCCCAGATCATGGAGGAGAATGTTCCTCTGGTCCTACAGAAGATAGCCATGGAGACACTCTCGAGAGTGGTCCTGAAGTCTCCGGTCGACACTGGTCGGTTCAGGGGCAACTGGACCGTCTCCATTGGCGGACCGTCGGATGCTGTCCTCGATGTGGAGGACAAGAGCGGAGGTCCAACCATTGCAGCGGGTTCCGAAGTCATTACTGGCATTGACTCGCTGCAGGTGATTTGGATCCAGAACAATCTGCCGTATGCCAACAGGCTCGAGAACGGCTGGTCACAGCAGGCTCCCGCTGGGATGGTGGCGCTTACCATGGCCGAGATCATGATGATGTTTGAGAGGGTCGAATGAACCTGGACCAACAGAGAGCGGCAATAGAGACGCGATTCATGGCCCAGTGGATGATTGGCTCGCCGCTGGCTCTTCGCACGCCGGTCGGGATGCCTGGGTTCACATTCACGCCTCCAGTGGGTGCGTCGTCCGTTCGGATGTCCATCCTCAATGGCACCAGTATGAACAAGAGCATGGGGAGTCCCGGCTCGAACATCGTTCGCCATGCCGGTGTCCTGATGTTCCAGATCTTCACACCCGGTGGGGTCGGGACCAAGACTGCCAATGATCTGGCCGACCTCATCGAGCCGATCTTCATTAACTGGCGATCAGGCGGTCTGCTCGCACGAACGATGGACAAAGGTGCTGTAGATGAGACTGCACCGTTCTACATGCTCCCAGTGAGCTTCACATTCCAGAGAGACAACCTCAACGGTTGACACATGAGAGGAGCCAGTCATGGCATTTGCAGACAGCAGCTCAACCCGGCTCGCCTTCCTTGCGGAGTCAGCCGAAAACACCATCCCCACGACACCTTCGTGGCAGAATCTTCGCTTCACCTCGGAGAGCCTGAACTACAACAAGCAGACGGTGGTCTCGGACGAGATCCTACCGAACCGCAACGTATCTGACCTTATCTTCGTGGGCTATGGTGCGGGTGGCGACTTCGGCTTCGAGCTCTCCTATGGGACGCTCGACGCTCTGCTTGAAGGTTTGATGTTTTCGACATGGTCCACGAACCGTCTCAAGAACGGGGTCACGCCGAAGTCCTTCGCCTTCGAGAAGACATACGAGACTGGTGCCACCGACGCCTATCTGCGCTACACCGGGATGCAGGTCGACAGTCTGTCGCTCGACATCACAGCTCGACAAATCATCACAGGGACGGCAACACTCCTGGGTATGGGCCACTCCACCGGGATGGCTGCGATCTCTGGTGCAACCTACGCGGACGGCAACACCAATGCCGTCATGTCGGCGTCGGCCGATGTCGGCTCCCTGTCCCTGTCCGGCATCTCACCCTCCCCTACCCTCATGAGCGCCAGCATCCAAGTCTCCAACAGTCTCCGCGAGCGGATTGCTGTGTCCAGTCGTGGGCCGATCGGTATCGGCGCTGGTCGATGCCTGGTGACAGGATCCTTCGAGGCATACTTCGAGAGTTTGGCACTCTACAATGCCTTCGTTGATCACGACGAGGTGGCCATTGCCCTTACCATTGGCTCAGTGACCGCCGAAAAGTACACCATCACCCTGCCAAAGACCAAGTTGTCGAACGGTGTGGTCAACACAGGCGGCAACGACCAGGACATCATGGCGTCGATCGAGTTCCAGGCTCTGTACGACACCTCCGGCAGTCCGGCTAACAACGCCTCCATCATCATCGATCGGGCAGTCGCCTGATGACTGACGTTCGAGTGGTTCCCCTCGAGAGCTTCACCGGATACCCTGGAAGTGTTCGGACCCGGTTCACAAGAGGGGAGCCAACTCAAGTGTCGCCTGAATACGCGACACTGCTGCACGACAAGGGCCTCATCAAGAGGCCAAAGTTCCCGAGAACCGCTCCCGACGCGGCTGACGAGTAGATGCGCGCATCTCGGGGTGGGCGATGTCGGGTCGCCCACCCCACAGACCCCGACAAAGGAATCCGACAATGAAGATTGATGGCTATGTGCCAGTAGACAACGAGGTCGCCCTCGAGAGAGGCGTCACCTTCGAGTATGACCTCGACTTCGGCAAGATCACGATCCGATCCAAGACTCTTAACATGGCCGAGAACAAGCCCTTCGCGCTCGCCTATGCGAACCATCAGAAATGGCTCGAGCGCAAGAACACTCTCGGCAACAGCAAGGACAACGCAGAGGCTGAGCGCCGATTCCTGGGTCTTCTGTACGATCACGGCGTTCTGGCCTGGGAGACCACTATCACCTCGGAGTCCTCCCCGATCTCCCCGACCCGCGACAACTTCATCGAGCTCATGCGCTCTGCAGCCTGTCGCAAGGTTCCAGTGGTCTACTTCCAGGATGCTGCGGACGAGGACAACTTCCGACCGGTCAGTCTGGAGGAAGACGCAAAAAACTCCGGGAAGCCCTCCGCTGGGAACTCCAGTGGGGCGGCGACCGCCAAGACTTCCTAGCCCACGTCAATCCGAACAGCCCAGCTTTGCGCAATAAGCCAGAGCTGGCTACTCGGTTGCATGTGTTCTGGAATGCATTTCAGGAGCTGAGCGGTTCTCGACCAGTACACCATAACGGGGAGGGGTTCATACCTCTCAGTGAGATGGTTGCATGGCTCGCTATACATGGGATTCGTGATCCCATCGATCGAGGAGAACTGGTCCATTTGGTGAGAGCCATGGACCAGGAGCTTCTGAACCACTACCAAGAGCAGCGCAAGCAACAGGACCGAAGACCAGATGGCAAAGCTCGCAGTCGAAATTGATCCACGCGGTGCCCAATCTGGGGCGCGTGTTGTCAAGCGCGAGATGGCCGACATCAACAGGTCTGCTGAGCGTGTGGATAAATCCACAGCTCGGATGGGGAAGACGGCCAACGACAATCTGACCAAGATGGCTCGTGGGGCGTCGTTGGTTGGTGCTGGATGGAAGAGTCTGATCGGGTTGGCCACTGGGATGGCCATGTCCATTGTCACGGCCTTCTCTGTCCAGCCCCTCTTCGCCTTCAAGGATGCACTTGCTGAGGTGTCGACCCTGGTCAACACTGCGACCTTCGATATGCGGGGACTGGAGCAGGCCTCGCTCGACCAGCTTGCGACCTTTGGTGGTTCGGCGGCTGGGCAGGTCAAGGCATATTATCAGATCATCTCGGCAGGTGCCTCGGATGCAGCGTCAGCGACTGAGATGCTGACTGCTGCCAACAAGTTGGCCATTGGTGGTGTGACAGACGTCACCACTGCCGCAGATGGTTTGACCTCGATCGTGAATGCCTATGGTAGCAAAGTTGAGGGTGCCACAGCGGTCTCGGACGCCTTGTTCGTTGCGATGCGAGCCGGCAAGACCACCATCGGGGAGTTGTCCTCCTCGCTGGGCAAGGTCGCACCTCTTGCGGCTCAGACCGGGGTTAGCTTTGACGAGCTTGTCGCGAGCATCTCCGCCCTTACGAAAGGCGGTATCGCAACGACCGAGGCTGTCACCGGGGTCCGCGCCATCCTTGCAGCTGTCGCCAAGCCATCCAAGGAGGCCAGTGACATGGCCCACCAGCTGGGCCTTGAGTTCAACTCGGCAGCTCTGGAGTCGAAGGGTTTCGCAGGATTCATTCAGGATCTTGTCGTCAAGACGGGCGGCAGTACCGATGCTCTCTCGCAGCTCTTCGGTGGTGTTGAGGCTCTCGTCCCCGTCATGGCTCTTTCGGGCCAAGCTGGTAAGGATTTCACCGCGATCCTCGAGCAGATGGGTGTCAAAGCAGGCTCCACCGAAGAGGCCTTCAATAAGATGGCCAACTCTCCGGGATTCCAGGCCGGTCGAATCTGGGCGAGCCTGCAGGCAGAGGTCCTGAAGACCTCGTCCGCGCTGTCTGGGCCGCTTGTCACATCTCTGAAGTTCGTTGCCGACAACATGGACACGTTGGCATCGCTCATCAAGATTGCAGGGGTGGCTCTTCTGGTCGCCTTTGGACCACAGATCCTGGTGGCCATTGGCGCTGGCTTCATCGGTATGATCAACATCATGGTCGGAGGTCTGGTTGTTCTAAAGGCCGCGATCCTGAGCAATCCGATCGGCGTGTTGGCGACCCTTGCGGCGGCAGCTGGGATGACAATATACGAGTTTTCCACCTCGACAGACGAGGCTGCGGCCTCGCTGGCCAACCTTGCGGCCCAGGCTGCACCGCTTGGACAACTGGAGGGGATGGTCTCGGAGGTGGAGGGTATACAAAGGGCTTACACCGCAGCAATTGCAGGAACAGCCTCTGGTCAAACAGCCGCGACCAGCTCCATTGTGGCCGACACCACGCGTGAGTTCGAGGCCAAGAAGTCTCTGCTCGAGCTGGAGCTGAAGCGACAGCAGGCACTGGTCGGCATCAAGCAGGCCGAACTCGGTGCTGCTCAGTCAGCGCTTCGTAGCGACATGCAGTCCTCGGTTCTTGGTCTTGACACAAGCGGGTTCTCAGACCCCCGGATCGGCAACTATGTTCGCAACCCGGTCACAGCCACCGCAACAGACGCCCTCATGCGAGCAGCGGATGCCAGCGCAGCGCGGGACGCAGTGCAGAGGCTCCGAGCTGAGGTCGACTTGACAAGCATCAGCACCGACAAGCTCGCAGAGGCACTCTCCACCACATTCAGTGACATCGAGGGTGGAACAGGCGCAGTTACAGAGCTCGGCACAGCAGCAACGGACACAGGCAAAAAGCTGAAAGGTGCGGCCGACTCCGACCCCTGGAAGGGCCTTCGTAAGGCCGTGAAGGAGACCAAGGAGGAGATCAGCTTTGCACAGTCGACTGCCAAGGGTTTCCTGTCGGATCTTCGACAGGGCCTGAAGAACGGAGAATCGTTCTGGCAGTCCTTCGGAAATGCGGCCATGAACGTGCTCGACAAGATCATCGACAAGATCGAGGATCAGCTCATCAATGCCATCTTCTCTGTTCGCTCGGCTGGATCTGGCATGGGTGGAGGAGGGGGTGGTGGGCTCTTCGGCGGCATCTTCGGGATGATCGGGAAGCTCTTTGGTTTTGCACAGGGCGGTGTCTTGCAGCACAGCCGAGTCTCTGCCTTTGCCACAGGTGGTGTGGTCAGCAAGCCCACCTTGTTCCCGATGGCCAACGGTGCCGGTCTCATGGGTGAGGCAGGCCCGGAAGCCATCATGCCGCTGCAAAGAGCCCCCAACGGTGATCTCGGAGTGCGTATGAGTGGTGGCGGTCAGTTGCAGACTGTTCGGGTGCTCGTGGAGTCTGTCGCCAGTGTCGACGAGGACGGCAACTGGCACAATCGAGTCGAGAAGATCTCGCAGCAGAAGGTCGACACTGCAGCACCTCAGATCGTGAAGGCTGCGAACAGCCAGGTACTTCCGACTGTTGGTCGATATCAGAATGAGAAGGCAGGGGGAGATTGGCGCTGATGGCGAATATTCTTGTCTGGCCACACCGACTGCTGCTCCCACGGGAGTGTGAGGCTCGTCTGGTACCATTCACTCGATCAGGTGGTCGAACACTCGGTGGGACTCGACCCTCATACCGAACAGACATGGGCCACTGGCGCATTGACCTCAAGGACGTTGAGCTCGACACCATCGCACACCGACGTACATGGGACGCGATCGACACCATCCTTGGCGGCAGCTCGGGTCAGATTGCAGTCCCAGCATGGGCCTTGGACACGGCACCCTACGCCAGCGGTGCGGAGGAGTCGGACATCCTGGTCTCACACTCTGATGGCACACCCTTCTCGGACGGCAGTCTCTATGAGCAGAGTCCAATATCCATAGTGTCGTCGGGGACCACCGTGATTGGTGCAACGGAGATCTCGATGACCATCATCAACGGCTTCGCAGACTTGTCCGGTGTGCGATTCTCCTACAACCACGCCCTCTACAAGACTGGGCAGGTGACCAGCATCTCCGGGGACACTTGGACAGTACGTGTGTCCCCCAGCATCCGGGCACAGATACCGACCGGTTCTGATCTTGAGTTTCATCGTCCGACCTGTCTGTGCAATCTCCTGGAGGACACCGGAATGCGAAGAGCCGCAAACTCCCAGCGGTTCGAGAGACGGACAGTGTCCTTTGTCGAGGACACGAAGTACTGGTCAGACATGGCGGCTTCCTGATGTTGGCAACCCACATACTTGTCACTGTTGCCCTCGAGTCCGGGACTCTCCGGTTCTGGGACGGAGTGGGAGGTCCATACGTGGATCCGGACACAGGAGATGTGTACAGAGCATCCCAGTTTACCGAGGATGCACTGCAATCCATAGAGGCTGCAATCAACGGGGAGGCCTTCACCCTGGCCCTGTCTCTTGTCTCTGTGCCGACAGGTGCAGCAGATGAGATCTGGGAGTATGATGAGACCAACCCTGTGAGTGGTTCTGTAATACAGATCAGTCTTCAGAACTGCGACCAGTACAACCAGCCGACAGAGGATCCAGAGGTTGTATTCACTGGGACTCTCGACAACATGACAGTCACTGATCAGACCAGTGAGTCCGAGGAGGGAGACAGTCAGCGAAGTACGATCACCATCGAGGCCACCAACGTGTTCACCCTTCGCAACATCACCAATCGTGCTGTGCTGTCTGATGTTGACCAGAGAGCTCGGTCAGCAATCCTCAACCCTTCTGCAAGTGCTGACCGGTTCTGTGAGCGGGTGAGCCAGCTACTGAGCAAGACGATAAGATGGCCGAACTGGTGACCTTGAACTCATTTCTGTATGCGAATGGTCGCAAGGCCTGGGAGCCGGGGAGGGTGGACTGCTGCATGGTCCTGGCCGACTGGGCAGTGTGGCTTGGATGGTCGGACCCTGCAGAGAGTCTGCGTGGGACATATGACGATGAGGACGGATTCCGCAGGATTGTTGAGCTTGCTGGAGGTGTTCTGGGTGTTGTGTCACCACTGGTGGTTCGCATCCAGGGCAGGCTGGTTGACACACCCGAGGTTGGTAGCATAGGAGTCATCGGCTCTAGAACGAATGTACATCGACAGTATGGAGCCATCCACACCGGGTCCAGCTGGATGATGCGATCGAAGAGTGGGTGGGTCTCCATGGCCGCTCGACCAATTGCAGTGTGGGTGATCTAAATGCCAGGTGTAATCGAGACCATCGCGATCATCGTGTCGAGCGTCGCCACCACCACTCTTGCAGCCAATGCCCTGTATCTTGGCACCGTTGCACTTGCCTATGGTGGTCTGGCAGTTGGCTCGCAGCTACTGCAGGGTCTGTTTGTGAAGAAGCCTGATGCCCCTGCAATACCCGATCCGCAGGATGGATCCTACAATCTCAAGCAGAACGTTCCACCACTCCCCTTTGTCCTCGGCCGTGTTAAGAAGGGCAGCGACTATGTGTTCCTCGAGGAAGCCAGCGGGGTTGCACACCACATCATGGTCTGGGCTGGACACCGGATTCAGGGTTATGTGACGCACTATCTCCATGACAAGCCAGTGACTCTGGACGGATCGGGGAATGTGACCTCCCCGACCAACTTCTCAGGATATGTCACAATCAAGAGTCGACTCGGCCTTGGTGCCGAGACAGCATACACCGAGGTCACAAGCGTCAGCGCCTATTCCTCGATATGGACTGCCGCGCATCGAGGTGATGGACTGGCTAGTGTGATGATGGCCTGTCTGGGACCTCCACAGAATGACTATCTGGATGTCTATCCAAACCAGATGCCAAATCATTCAGCAATCGGCGATGGAGCATTGCTCTATGACCCTCGGAAGGACAGCACAGAGGGTGGCTCAGGGTCGCACCGTCACACAGACGAGAGTACATGGGAGTATTCGTCGAATCTTGCACTGATGCGGCTCTGGCATCTCTGCCACCCTGTTGGTGGGAAGATGCTGTACACCCAGATGAACTTGGAATCCTGGGCGAATGCTGCTGCTGTCTGTGATGAGAGCGTCACGAATCGCTCGGGTGGAACCGAGAGTCGTTATCATGGGGGTCTATGGTTCCGATCCAACAACGATCCAATACAGGTGGCTCGAAACATCGACGAGGCTGCGGAGTTGGTGGTGTATGAGGGGTCGGATGGCTTGGTTGCAGTCCACGCTGGGGAATATGTCACCCCAACGGTGCGACTCACCGAGGACGACATATTCTCGGTGTCAGTCGACAAGAACCGTCGCAGATCCAGCACTGTCATCGCTGTTCGTGGGCGGTACTCCAATCCTGCGAACGACTACAACACTGAGGACGCGGCACTCTATGGAGACCCATATGGGGAGGTGGATGAGGACACGCAGAGGACTCGGACCTTTGAGAATCCGGTTGTTCAGTCCCACAATCATTGTCAGAGGAAGCAAAAGCTCATCTTCATTCGGGCCAATGCTCGAAGAGTCTCGATCGTGGCAGACTATACTGCTGCAAAGGGGGTCCGGAGCTCCCGATTCGTAAGAGTGCACTATCCGACACGTGGGATGGTTGAGGCTGTGGTGGAGGTTACTTCATCCGTCTCCATTGATCTGCGTGGCATGCGAGTGTCGTTCTCTGGGATAATCGTTACTGAGAATCTATACGAATTCACAGCAGCAACTGAGGAGGGGGTGCCAGGTGCAACGATCCCATCCTACACCCCCGCTGGTGTCCCTGAGCCAACTGGAGTCTCCTTCTCGATCGGGACTGAGGTTGTGTCAGGAGGTGCAACCGCTGCCTTTATCCAGGCATCCTGGACACATGTGAGTGACTCTCTGATCTACCACGTGGAGTACGAGAGAACGTCTGGATCTACCGGTACGCAGAGTGTGTACTCTGTTGCTGGGGAGGACCAGGTTCGAACAGGATATCTTGTTGATGGTGAAGAGTACCGTGTGCGGATTCGAGCTGCCGGGGGAGGCTCCTTCTCCCCGTTCTCAGACTACAGCACACTGACTGCAACAGCTGATCCCGTTGCCCCGAGCCCAGTGACTGAGGTGTCGACGACCCCTGGCTCCGGGGAAGCCCAGTTTGACTGGAGATCCTCGTCGAGTTCCAACTACTTCGCATCTCGAATATATATTGGCACAGTTGATGACTTTGGGGCATCGACGCTCTCTGCAACAGAGCCAGGACCGATAGACACTCTGGACACTCGGACAGTCACAGGTCTTGCTGCAGACGACTACTATGCCTGGATCGTGGCAATCAATACATCCGGCACCCCTGCGACTCCTGTCGCAACAGGTGTCTTCACAGTAACATGACGGACAGGAACAGCTAGATGTCGACACCCCTCATTGAAGTCATCTTCAGAGACCATGTTACAGATGGAGTGCCATCGTCTGGCGACCATGACCCACGCAAGATCGACATCCGCGCATGGGGTCGTTGGGTGGAGGGTGGTATAACCGCTGGCACTCTTGGTGGTCCATGGGAGGCTACACTTGCAGCTCTAGGTGCCAAGCTTGCCTATGCAGATGGCAATCCCGGCTTTGTCTATGATGGGGCAGACTTCGGGACCTATCGCAAGTCAGGTGCTTCGGGGACAGGGTCGTGGGTCAAGATCCTCGACACCATTCCCGGCTACCAGGTGGTAAAGGCGACCAATGCTGGGGCGGGCACGGCCAATGCGATCGTTGCGACCTCGACTCCGCCTGTATCCTACTCGGACGGCAAGCAGATCGTCAGTGTCAACATCACCACGACCAACACCAGCCCTACTGTTACTGTCAATTTCAATGGACTTGGTGATCTTACCATAAAGACTGCAGCAGGCAACGATCCTGCCGTTGGTGGTCTTGTTGCGCCGGTCCGGATATGGGGTCAGGTTGACGAGTCCGGCACGGTGTTCCGGATGATGTCGGATCAGGCCAGCGCTGCAATTGTTACTGACGCCGAGGCGGCACTGGCTTCCATCCTGGAGAAATATCTTGGGAACCATGCCGACGACACGGCGGCAACGGCTGCCGCTGGTGGGTCACCGGCCGAAGGGGCGCTCTACTGGAACACCGTCGACAATGCGTTTCGGGTCTATGTGAGCGCTGCGTGGACGGCGAGCAAGGCTGTTAACAACTGGTCGTATGACAGTTTTGTCGGCGACGGGACGGATGACCCGGTTGAACTGACCACTGCGCCGGGCTCCAACCGCAACATGATCATCTATGTCGAGGGCGAAGGACCGCAGCCGCCGACGATTTTCCCTCTGTCCGACAAGATGCTGTCGCCGCCGTCTGGTGAAGTTTGGGAATTGGGTGTAACGGTTCATGTTTTCTATGGTTCGGCGATTGTCATTGATATTGGCGTACCATCAGCGGGCAGTGTTGGACCAACGGAACTTTCCGCCGATGCGATACCCGGAACAATTCATGCCGCTACTGAAAAAACTGTTCCGGTTGATGATGATGAATTCGGCATTGCCGATAGTGCCGCGTCATGGGCTTTGAAACGTCTCAAATGGTCGTCAATAACAGCCGGGATATGGTCCGTATTTGGGGTATTAATTGCCGCTGGCACCAGCAAAACAACACCTGTTGATGGTGATTATATTGTTATTGCCGATAGTGCCGCATCCAACGCATCAAAAAGAGTATCCATTGCGGATTTGAAAGCTATTTTGTCATCATCATCTGCAACAGGACAAGTTGCGTTTTTTGATGGTTCTGTTGCACCAACGGGATGGGTTGTTGCGAATGGTGGTACTATCGGTAATGCAACATCGGGCGGTACAACTCGCGCGAATGCCGATACTGAAACGTTGTTTGCGTGGATTTGGGGACAATACAATAATACCGCGCGACCTATCCAGGATAGTGCGGGTGCGCCATCAACGCGCGGTGCGTCGGCGGCGGCTGATTTTGCAGCCAACAAAAGAATTCCGCTTCCAGATCCTAGGGGCCGCGCGATCCGGGCGTTGGATAGTGGCGCGGGGATTGATAGCGGTCGCGCTATTGGCACATTGCAGGCAGACGCCATGCAGGGACATTGGCACAATGTGTTTGCCAACCAATCAACCGGTACGGCATACGGTTGGGCAGGTGACGCGTTGACAGGTAGTGCGGCGTCTCGAGGCACCGCAAGAGCGATTATTACAGATGGCGTCAATGGTACGCCACGTATTGCAGCCGAAACAAGAATGACCAACATCGCCTTGTTGGCGTGCATTAAACTCTAAAGGACAAACATCATGGGTTACGTACAACTCAATCCAACTGGTGTCGGCATCGCCAATTCGAAGGCGGCGCTGAAAGCGCTTGTTGCCACCGGCGTGACTGTTGCTGTGCTGCTCATGGAGGGTCAGACCGGCATGTTCGGCCGCGTCGACGGGGACTACTCCGCCTATGTGACAGCGGACACGACCGAGGCCATCTACATGGCGATCGACGGCGTGGCCACCACCACAGCCGCAATACAACGTCAGTATGACCAACGGGCAAATGTCAAGTGGTTCGCTGATGCCGGCACAGACTTGGCCATGCTGCAGGCTGCAACTGACTTGGTCGACAGTGTTTGGGTTCCAAACGGTGACTACAATGTTGGGACCGGGACATCGTGGTTACTGGATGACAACGCAGTGGTTGAGTTTGAAAGCCTGAACGCTCGAGTCATCTCGACATGGACCAGTCCAACTGGCTGGATCATCAAGGCCCGTGGTGGGTCCAGCTACCGTAACTTCTTCATCCGCATCATCAGTGGCGCGATCATCGGCCCAACTGCTGGTGGGGGAGTCAACGGGATCGACTTCCTGTCCACATCCTATGCTCGGATCGAAGGCACCTTCATCAACAAGTGCAATGATGGTGTGAGGTTCGGGGGTTCTGGCTCGCTCGGCGCGTTCTACAATGTTGCGCGTGACTTCATCATGACTGACATTGGCGTCGGCATTCGTTGCAACACTCTGGGCAACGAGAACAGGTTCGGCCCAGGTCGTATCGGCAGCTGCGTGGTCGGTACGGACGACAATGACGGCACCTGCAACACCTATGACCAGATCGCCATCGAAGGCTTTACCACCACCGCTCACCGGGTGTGCAATGGTGGCGTGACATCGCAGCGCGTTCGTTACATCTTCCCGCGACTGGAAAACTCTGGGGGGGTCGGCGCATCAATCATCATCTCTGCCGCTGCCGAGAGTACCGTCGTCATCGGTGAATTCTTCACAGGCACTGCCAGCGGCGTGACCGACAGCGGAACCGGCACTGACCATCTCGCAGCATACTAACCCCATTCAAGGATTTTCAGATGACACCACTTGATCCCAAGATAAAGATTCCAGGCGTAACGAGGTCTGGCAGGCAGGCAGCAACCGATACAAACCGACTCCTGAAGTACTTCATGGACTGGGCCGAACATGGTGCACCCAAGGACCTGCCGGAGCCTGATGAAGAGGGCATGATTCCCTGGAGCGGTGGAACCATTCCTGTCTACCCTCGCGACATTGTCTCTCTGCGGCTTCGTGGTGGTTTCAGACTGACCGGAGGCGACTTTCGTGCCGAGAAGGAGGCCGGATTCTTGGTGGAGAAGGGCAATGGATTCCTCACCGGAACAGCGGCAAGATTCGACTGGGAGCACACTGGTGCAATGGACGACATCATCGGCTTCATGCCACGCCCAGACATCGTGCTGGAGTGAGTCGGCACAAAAAGGAAGAGCAGATGGCTTGGACAAAGGTAGATAGTGACGTGGCCATGGAGGTCGCGTCCCACGAGGCACTGGTCCGACAGACCTACGTGGACTCCGTCGGAGTTCGCACATGGTGTGTTGGCATGACCAGTGCAACAGGGCACGACGTCGACCGCTACATCGACAAGCCTGCCTCTCTGCAGCACTGCATGAACCTCTATGTGTGGGCACTCGACCGATATGCGGACGGTGTCCGCGAGGCCTTCAGGGGTGTCGAGCTCACCAAGGCCCAGTTCACTGCAGCTCTGTCGTTCCACTGGAACACTGGAGCCATCGGCCGTGCGACATGGGTCAGGCACTTCCGAGCGGGTAGGATGGAGGCCGCGCAACGAGCATTCATGAGCTGGATCAAGCCTCCTGAGATCGCGGGTCGACGTCGCAAGGAGCGGGATCTCCTCTTCCATGGCAAGTGGTCCAGCAACGGAACCATGCTGGAGTACACCAGAGTCACCTCACGAATGACTCCGGACTGGAAGAGTGGGAAGCGCATCAGCGTCGCCGAGGAGCTCAAGAAGGCATTCGACAGCACCCCCCCGGCCAAGGCTCCTCTGGACCATGCTCCGATCCCCGACAAGAAGCCACTGACTCCCACGCTGTCTCCTGTGACGCCTGAGGAAAGCGACAGCATCCTCAAGCGTGGGTCCCGAGGCCCCTTTGTACAGGAGCTGCAGGAGAACCTCAGGCTCCTGGGCCACCCAAGCCTGAAGGTTGACGGGGTGTACGGGGAGGGGACCGAGGCTGCTGTCCAGGCATTCCAGAAGAAGGCTGGTCTTAACCCAGACGGGTGGGCTGGACCTCGCACCCTTGAGGCTGTTGGCCGAGCGGTCGAGAGGCTTGAGACTGAGCCGAGACTGCGAGAGGCCGAGGCCAAGGTCCCCGAGACGGTCCCTGATGCCGTGAAGAAGGAGACGAATCTCTGGCAGAAGATCACAGGTGTTCTTGGATCTGGGGGTATCGGGCTGAGTGCAATACTTGGCGTGGAGTGGCAGACTCTTGCCGTTCTCATCGGAGGGGTGCTGGTTCTCATTCTCGCCATCGTGATCTTCCGCAGCAGACTGATCGCAACCTACAAGGAAATGAATGAGGGGCTGCGACCATGATAGATCTCATTCTGAGCTGGGTTCCGGTCTGGGTTTGGATCGTCGTTGCTCTGGTCGGACTCCTTGTCGCGTGGCGACTGCTGGGCTCCCGTGGTCTTGTGGCTGCGGCGGCTGGTGCGGGGACTCTTCTTGCCTACATCATGGGGCGACGCACAGGCGGTGAGAAGCGAGATCGAGAACGTCTCAAGGCTCGACAGGAACGGCTCGACATGCGACAGGAGGGTGACAAGGCTCGGCAGGATGCAGAGGCTTTGTCCGACGAGAAGGCAAGAGAGGAGGCTCTGAGATGGTCGCGCGATTCATAGCCATCCCCCTACTCCTCACCCTCGTATCCTGTGCGACACCGGCACCTGTCGAGGACCCCCGAGCCATTTGGTGCGAGAACAACGAGCCGCGACGCGACGCGACACCTGAGACACCCCGCATTGTGATCGACGAGATCAACACCCACAACGCCAAAGGTATTATGTGGTGCGGATGGAGACCATGACTGGGACAGTAACCTTGCTTGATCACATCAATCAACGGTTCGCCGATTTGGAAAAGTTCCAGTCGGCGGCATTGGCGGCGCAGGAAAAGGCGGTCAACGCTGCGCTCGCTGCGGCCGAGAAAGCGGTCGACAAGGCCGAGGATGCACAGGCGTTGCGCAACGAGGCGCAGAATGAGTTTCATAAGTCACTCGGCGACTTGTCAGGGCTCATGTGGACCATCAAGGAAGGGACTGCTGCGGTAGATTCGCAGCGCCGAGAGTTCACAGCGTTGATGGGTGGTCTTGCCGATCGGATCGGAACTATCGAGCGCACTGCAGCAACACTACAGGGTCGGGCAATTGCCTTCGCTGGGTTTGGCGCACTGATTGGTGGGGCTGCTGTGGCAACTATCATGGAGATGTTTTGACATGAGTAACACTGCGATCATGACGGCCTGCACCATTGCACTCGTATGCATCGAAATCGCGCAGGACATGGGGATCATCCAATTCACGACTGCGTTCTTTGCAGCAGCCATAGCATTTGCCATTCTTGGCCGTACGATCAGAAAGAAAATTGAGAACAGACGGTGAAGCCATCATTCTTCGACTGGATCAAGTTCCTTGTCGCCACAATCCTGGCGAGTGTTATGCTCTACATCCACGCCTATGTGAAGGATCTTCCGGTAATGCTCATGGGAGCACCATACTTGCTAATGGGTGTTGATCTGTCGAAACTGGTGTCTTTCGGGGGCAAGAAGTGATCCATCCGAGAAGAGCCATTGCATGGTGGTTGGTCGCCAGTCTGTTTATCCTGGTCGTTCTGTTGTGACCGACCGTTGTCCAATATGTGAGGCTTGGCCTTGCGAGTGCGTTCAAATCCTCAACGAAACAGGAGCTATCCAAGATGAAAAGAACAACGATCAATCAGGCCGCGACATATCTGCACGGCATGACCGCAGCGATTGCAGCCTTCAAAGCCAACGTGACGGGGATGGACGCCCTCATTGACGCCGAACGAGAGGCCGGCACGCCCGATCTCGACGCGCTCGACAAGGACCTAGACCACGTGGCCAAGCGGCTCGAAAAGCTGGAAATGGCCAAGATCGCATTTCATGAGCGCGCCAGCCGCATGCAAGGCGACGTGGTCCTCAAGATCGGGACGTAGTTGACCCTCACCATTTTTGACTTGATCGAGGTGGCCGCACTGGCCGCGCTGGGACTCTATGCCTGGTTCTCACCAATCAGGCTCCCAGCGTGCTCGACGGTCTTCGCACTGATCGTATTCCATGGTCTGTCTCGGTTCTACATTGGCCAGTATGGGTCGGGGATCGAGTCGGCCTATGCTGTGGCCGTGTTGGCGTCGATCATCGCCTTCTCGCATCTGTTCTTCACTTACACCACACTGGGACTGGTGACAGGTATTGCGTTCGCGATGATTCCGCTGTTCACTGGTATGGCGCTCAAGGGGTGGCTGCCGATTGTCCATCAACAGGGTCCTGGGGTGGACTATTGGACGATGGTCAGTCTTGCGGCGTGGGCCGTGTGGTGGGTTCTAGCATTCGGGATATGGAGGGCGAGGCATGCCGTGGGCTGAAATGTTTATCCTGGACGCTGTTGTGATTATAGCAGTGTTGATCTACTATCGACATCGCCCTAAACCCCGATGGCTGCAGCGTGAGATTCGCATTGCGACCTGGATTGCACGAGCTCTGAGAATCATCCGGCGGATACAGGCCCTATGAGAACAGGTCGCGGATTCTGGCAGGTCCATCCATGATGAGGTTCGCCAGTGTTTCCTTCCTCTTGAGAGCTGCGACGATCTTCTCATCCACAGTGCCGGGGGAGATCATGTCGATGTAGGTCACAGACCGGGTCTGGCCGATGCGGTGGGCACGGTCTTCGGACTGCAGTCGCTTCTCGAGGTCGTAGCTGTTGGAGTAGTACACCACCACGCTTGCGGCAGTCAGGGTGATACCATAGCCTCCGGCGTGCGGTGTCCCGACAAAGACCTGAGCTCTGTTCTGCTCCGGACACAGATCGCCCTGCCACCAGTCCCAGCCCGCATCTCTGTACTGTCCTGGGACATTCTCCCTCAGCTCGCCCTGGAATCTGTAGATCGCCAGAGATCGATCCTCCTGGCTCGTCCCACCGTGGTACTCCACGTGTGAGATGCCAGCCTGCCCGAGAGCCTCACAGACCCTCCTCACATCATTCCTGTAGTTGCACCAGACGATCACTCTCTGGTCGCCGACACCGTCCAGGATCTTCATTAATTCCCCCGGCCTCGCGCAATCCACATCCATCCCCTCTCCATCTTCACTCGTCGCTGTTCCGCACACCAGCTGGTGCATCCGGAGCAGTTGTGTGATGACCGAAGTGGTCGTCATGAAGTTCCCAGCGCTCAGCTCTGTGGTGGCGTAGTCCCGGAGCTCCTTGTACATGCGCGCCTGCTCTGCAGTCAGTGGGACGGACCATTCCTCGTACACCTTCGGTGGTAAGTCCAGGCAATCTTCCTTCCGGATCACAGTGGCCAATCCCGCCACGAGCTTCGACAGCTTGTCAGTGTTCCGATGGCCAACCACCACCTCCACGTCTCGCCCTCCGAAGTTCTTCCGCTCTGTGATCGCGTATCGCGCTCGGAATGAGAAGAAGTTCCTGTGCCCTAGGCACCCCGGCTCCAGGAACTGGAACTGGGCGAACAGGTCGAGCGGGGAGTTGGCGACCGGCGTCCCCGTCAGGATCCGTCGGTACTCGGCCAGTCCTCCAAGAGCGATCAGCTTCTTGGTGCGCTTCGCAGTAGGATTCCGGATCGTCGAACTCTCATCAACGCCGAGCATCGTTCTCCTCCCCTCCAAGAATCTCCTCAGCCACCTCTCCGCATGCTTGCTTGCTGCGACCGCCTCCGTGTTGACAATGAAGACGTTCAACTTGTCGGAGCGCAGCTTGCCGTCGCACAGGATGGTCAGGGCCTGCTGCTCTCCACGCGTCGCACCACCCCTCCAGACGTGGATCATGGCGTCCTTGAGGATATCCTCGGGCATGTGGGTGGGGATCTCACGGTTGGCCCAATTAGTGTAGGTGCCTTTAGGAGCCACGAGTAAAAAACCGTTTACTTCCCCAAGAGTATACAGTATAGAGGTGTTATCTATAAGTATTTTACTTTTTCCAGATCCCATTTCAAGAAGAAATCCCCACGCTTCTTCGTTCCAATTCTTTAGAGCACCTTCGAAACCTTGGTGTTTATAAGGTGTAGTTCTAAACTTATACTCTGGCTCACTTGACATGTGTCCACGTTCTCCCGGTTAAAAGATGCCCAACAGTTGTTTGTGTGACCCCAAACATCTTCCCGATCTTCTCTTGCGATATTTCAGGATTCCTACTGCGGATCCCTCTTATCTCACGAACATCGTCTTCGGTCAATTTGGAGCAATGCTGTTTCTCCCCGACGCAGTATTTACGCCCTTGGAATTTCTCACCTCTAGCCGTTCGCCCTCTAACCATTCGGTCCTTCATGTTCTGTTCATGGGTCCCCTCGTACAGATGCTCCTCTGCCACACAACCCGGTGTGTCACAATGATGAAGAGCCATCGACCCAAGCTGCAGAGGTCTTCCGAGAGATCGTTGTAGAACTAGACGATGCCCTCCAATCTGACTGTCATAGTCAGAGATATATTGATAAGCATACCCATCCTTGTCAGTTGGACCTGTCCAGATACGACAACCACTCTCGTTAATGGGTAGCTGATCCACCACAACATAGAACTCCGACAATTTCATCCGGTCACCCCAAAGTGTCTATTGATAAGGGTCCGGAACACGTACTGTGGTGGCTGCATGTCTCTGGCTCTTTCTCAAGTTGTCTGGGAACGGGTCGGTGGTGGGCCTAGACCACCGGCCGAAGCTGCGCGATCTCGGAGTCGGTCAGCGGAAGTGGGTTTCGATACGTCACATCCTGCTCGCCGGTCTGCAGCATCCGAAGGTTCTCTGCAGCACCCTCAAGAGTGTTGAAGTCCGCAGCTGGTCCGAAGATCAAATTGCATCGACCTCGGACACCCCGCTCCAGGTCTGCGATGGTGTACAGATAGGTTCGGCGAGCGTTGAACGGCTTCCACATCAGGACATATCTCTCATCGGAGGCTGTGACTGTGTATCGCTGGCGCTCACCCTCCATCCTTATCTTTGTTCCGACAGCGACGGTCATCCTCCAACACTCTTCATCTGCAGCTGTCCCAGCCGCGATCTGCCGCGCATAGCGGGCCTGCTGCCGCTTGCTTGAGTGTGGATAGGTCAGCCCGGTCTTGTATCCACGAGTGCGGAATCCGCCGATCCATCGATGACCGACCGCTGCGACGGCTCTCTCAGTTGCACTCTTCTTCACAGTCACTCTCCTCTGTCTGTCCAATGACAGTCCCAGCCACCCTGCGGAGATGCAGTACCTGAGAACCACAGGTGTCGCTGGGACCAACCACAGTGTAGTCGGGGAGAGGGTCGGGGGAAAGCTCTCAGGCTCATCAATCCTCACGTTGCACATGCATGAGCTCAATCTTTCCTGCAGCGATCTCCGCAGCACGCGAACCCCTGGAGTGATATTGGTTCCACTGAAACCAATATCAAACCAATATCACAGTTGCACTGCGATATCAATGACTTGGGACAAATGATATTGGTATTGGCGAAATTTTGAAAAATATTTCCGAAAAATTTCCCTCGCATGAGCACGGACATATGCGCGTGCCCGCGTGACGCATTATGCGCGCACGCGCGAGGCAGAACGAAATTCTAAAATTTAGAAATTTACCAATAAACCAATATCATCAGACATAAGTCGTTGGTAGTTATGGAAAACGATCCAATTGGTTTGACATATTGGTACTTCTGAACCAATATCATCGAGCAGCATGGTCCCGAGATGCAGGACTATCCTTCCCCGGCCTCCCCGACTATAGTGGGCGTCTTGTCTATCGCCAACGGGAGAGATTCATGACATGAGTAGTGTGCCAGACCACCTGCGAGAGGTGGACACCTCGGGACTTGCATCCGAGGACAAGCTTGAGACTGCCCGACGCCTTGCTCGTGAGTACTGGGAGGTCGAGGACAGCATCGAGAAGATCGAGACCATGCTGGCCGACGCCAAGTCGCGCCGTAAGGACCTCATCGAGAAGGAGATTCCGGAGCACTTTGCGTCCTGCGGCATCGACAACATTGGCCTGCCCGACGCTGGGGAGAACGGGGTGGACGTGGTCGTAGGACCCTTCTGCCACGCCAACATTCCCAAGTCCTGGCCAATCGAGGAGCAGGAGCGCGGCTTCGAGGTTCTCGAGGAGCTGGACGGCGGCGACCTTGTTCGAGTCGTCGTGAGCGTCAGCTTCTTCAAGGAGGAGCTTGAGGACGCCAAGGAGCTCGTGGAGTTCCTGCGCACAGAGTGGCCCAAGGCCAACGAGCATCCGGCGGTGATGGAGAAGTCCGTCCCCTGGAACAGTCTGACCAGCTTCCTGAAGGCATACATTCGTGACGAGGACAACGACCCGATCACGGACGAGCAGAAGGCAGCTCTCGGAGCCACCATCGGTGTGGTGGCCCGCATCAAACCACGCAAGGAGAAGTGACGAATGGCAAAGACAGAGATCAAGAAGGTGGAGCCTGGGCAGGTCCCAGCCTTCATGCAGGAGAGCATCGGCGAGGTTGCCGGCATGGGCAACTCGACGTCAGCGTCCGACAACACGCTGCCGTTTCTGGCGATCATCCAGAAGGGGTCCCCGCAGCTTGACCGGCAGAAGCCGGAGTACATCCCTGAGGCCAAGGAGGGGATGCTGATCGACACCGCGACCAGCGACATCTGGGATGGCGACGAGGGCCTCGAGGTCATTCCGTTCGCATACCAGAAGAACTTCGTCGAGTGGGTGCCTCGCGAGGACGGTGGTGGCTATGTCGCCACGCATCCGTTCGACCTGGACCTGGCCAGGAAGATGGGTGGCAAGCGCGACGACAAGCAGCGAGTCATTCTGCCGAGCGGCAATCAGCTGGTCGAGACGGCCTACACCTTCGTGTTCGTCCCCTCTGTGATGGCTCCCATGATCATCGGTGCCTCGTCGACCGCTCTGCGGCCGATGCG